TAAGACCAACGCATATATCCATTGCGTCACCCTCTGCGTCTGTCGGTGTGATAATGGTTTCAAACCAAATATCACGAGTTGAGGACAGTGCAAAAATTTCATTACCCTGAATAGAGGCACCATCATTATCAGTGGTTGCTTGTGAGCTTAGTGTTATCGCACCGTTTACCACATCTGCGGCGATATCTGCTGATGCACTGCTGTCTTTGATAACAGTCCAGTCATCTGTGTCATCAAGAGACACACCTGTAAAGTCATCCATATAAACTAAGTAATCAGGGTTCTTATCAACCGGGAGGTTTTCAAACCATTTGCGCTGACCGTCTTTGCCAGCAAAAAGTACGGGACCAGTAAAATGAACAGCCATATTATTCTCCTGTCTTGGCTAGTGTCGATTACACAATGTAATCGTCAGGAACAATTAAACTATAGTGAAAAAAAGGGGGCGGTTCAATAGCCCCGCCCCCCTTAGTTTCTCACTGGGAAAAATGAAAACTTCTATGCCCCTGGAGAACCAAAAACACAACGAGGATCAGAGAAGCCGAAGCTGTATCTTTCTCTCGCTTTGTAACGCATGTTACCTGTGTCAAAGTCACCTTCCATTTGTGTAGAAAGTGGTGTCCTCTCAAAGTGGATGAAACCACGTGGCGTATCCGTCAAGACAAAGAATGCATCCGTGTCCGTCAAGAAGTCATTTACCACGTATCCCTCTGGAAGCATGCCCATCGAACGCATCGCATTGATATCGTTGTCAGCAGTACCAGAGCGAAGGTTCGATGCCATCACACGTTCAGCAATGAACTGAAGTTGGCGAGGTATAACCAACTTCATCCCACGAAGAGCAACCTTTAGACCCCGCTCATCAACAAACCCTGAAATACTAATCAGAGCATCTTCAAGAGAAGTTTCATTAAGGTCCGCTGCTGTCGATGGTTCGTTAGCAAACGTGCTTCCGTTAGTTAAAGGATGCGCGGTAGAGCAAAGCTCCACTCCATCACCGCCTGTGACAGTGCTGTCAAAAGCGTTGTTAAGAACCGCAGCGGCTTTAACCTGTTTAGTGTGAGCCATGGAACGAGCCAACGCACGAGTATACCGTGAGCCAAGACGATCATAAAGATTGTCCTCTACTGCCTCTTCCGTTATGGAGAACGCAAGAGCTATAGTCTCATGGTTATAACGTGCCGTGTATGCCTCATTAGCATCGTCAAAGGATACTGCGGAACCTTCACTTTTAGTTGGTGCCGCTCCAAACCCGGAAAGCATGACCTCTTCTTCAAATGCTCTATCTGAAGCCTCAGTCGTATAGATTTCCGCATGTTGGTTTTCGTACCGATTGTACTCGATGCCAAAGAGAGCATTAAGACCCGGCTCAAGTTCTTTCGCTAGCTGTGCGCGAGAAATAGCCATTTAAATACCCTCCTTACACGCCGGTTGTAGAAACAGTGCCACCAGCAATAGCACCGTTCGGACTATTGAAGTGGTTGTTTAAACGAACAATTACAGGGATACCAGCCGCAGCAAAATCTTGATTCTCAACATCTTCCTGCCAACCCATAATACGTAGGTTGAGTGTATTGGTGGTGTTAATTGTGCTTACAGCCAATGCGCCAGAGGATTTACCTGTTGTAGTAGACCCACTTGCACCACTTGAGAAGTTAGCGTTAGCAAACACATGACCACGCAGAGTTGCCTCACTGGTAACAGACGCATCCGTTGCAATCACATATAATTGCATTGGATCGTCATAAACGAATGCCTTAACCGGATGGTTAGAGTCCGCACCGGACCCAGGCCAATAGTTGGAAAAGACTTTTTCACCGGTAGTTGAGGATACGTATTCGCAACCGTTGAATGCACCCAAAAGACCAACAGTTCCACCAGCAGCCGCACCTACTATGTCTATGAAACCAGTAGAAAGCGGTATGACCGGTGAACCCTGAAAGATTGAATTTGAGTTATCACTCGCAATCTCGTATTGCGTATACCCTGAAAAACCGGTGGAGTTGGTGTTCTGACCTACCTTACCGATAGCTCGAAGACCGAAAGCACCATTAGCATTTGCCATTGGATTTCTCTCCTAGTTTAAAGTTAATTCTGATCGCTTGCGCGACCTCCGAATGATACACGACTTTGCCGTTCATTATTGATCGGCATCGAGGGATGCTGTTCCCTCATCAGGTCCTGGTCAACAGCCACCATCTGGTCACGGGTCCGATCCCGGTAATATTCGGTGCGTTGGTCAACTGTCTCTTCAGGTATACGGGCTAAAACTAACCCGCCTACGCCAATGACTCCGGCATGCTTGCCTTCATCAATGGTTGGTGCGTCAAAATCAGGATACTCTTCCGCTCGGACTAACTCCCATCCCTCACGTAAACGTGCATGCATGTTCATCTTATCGTCCTCACCGCGAATAGCTGTCCTAATCCAACGATGTATAAACCCTGGGGGTGGCTCTGGAGCATCTAGCTTCTGAGGTGGTGCCCAAGGTTTTGGTCGTGCAGAGCCTGCACGAGTTTTTGCCGCTCTAGGTGTTCTTTCCGTCATTGTTCTCCTCACTTAACATGCTTTGCATAGTCTTCAAGAGAAACGCCAAGTTTTTTTGCTATCGCAACTTGTGACGGTGTCAACTTGACGGCTCTGCGCCCCTTTTTAGTACTGCGGGAAGCGGAACTATCAGCAGAAGCGACTCTGGCAGTTCCCCCGTTTGATGCATTATTCTCAAATTTCTGAGGAAATTCAACCCTTAATCTTTTATCCAACTCAGAATAGTAGTCATCAGAGGTTAAATCGTAGCCCTCACCGGCTAAATCCTCATGAATTGCATAGGCTCCAACGGTCATGACGCGATCGCTTCCAAACCAATCATTGCGATCAGCCCACGCTTTTGCTTTCGGATCTGGTTGTGCCGCCGGTTGCTCTGGTTGTTGAACTTGCTCTTGTGGTTGCTGTGTTGCCGCAGCTTGTTCCTCACGAGCTTTGATTACTCGTAATCTCTCCTCATCAAGGGTGATACGAGCAATAGCTTGGTTCGCCGCAACAATGGCATCAGAGTCCCCGCTATCGTAAGCATCCTTAAAAGCCTTTTTAGCTTGCTCTAACTGAGAACCAACCCTGCCTTCATACTGAGCGTTGTATCCTTTGTTTAAGGTTGTGTTTCTTGCTCTTAGTTCATCGTTTTCTTTTTTAAGAACTTCTGCAAGACGGATCGCCTCTTCTTTATCTCGTTCCTCTTGCCTACGAGCGGTAACTAACTTTTTGATTCTAGCCTGAACAGTCTTGCTGTACTGGTCTATTTCATCTTCAGAAGGGTCTTGAGCTTCTGCACCAGCAGCAACGCTTTCTTCTTTAGTTTCCTCAGAAACAGGTGAACTTTGTTCTTGAGTATCAGTAGCCTCTTGCGTAGAGCCAGAGTCGTCCAAAATGATCTCAACATCTTCATTAACCTCTTGCTTGATTGCTTCCTCAGCCATAACAAACTCCTTAGATATGTCTTATGTCATCTGGGTCTAAAATAGTGGCAATAACTTCGTCATCGTTGATGATTCGAACCTCACCACCGTCAATTGTAAAACGGGCTCCTGCATATCGACCAATGCAAACCCAATCGCCTTTTTTACACCATGCATCTGCATCAGGCCCAAACTTGGACTCATCAGCGTATGCTAAAGGCCCAACCGCTAACACGTAACACACAACGGTAGCGACTGCCTCCCTTTCAACAATCTGATCAGGAAGATAAATGCCTCCTTCCGTTCTGCCTTTTCCTTTGTAAGGCATGACCAGAACACGCCAGCCTGTCGGCTGTGGGAGTCTTTCTACAAGTGATTTATCTAGGAGTGATGGATCTAGAACTCGATCCTTTTCTTCAACGTATGCAGCTTCTGCTGTGGGTTTTTTCTTTTCTGCGAACTTGTCAGGTACGTAAAGTGTCTTCGACATCTTCTTCAGTTTTCTCCAGCAGGGACTTGATTTCATCTCTAGCAAAGCGAAGGCCCTGTACCTCACCTACTAGCTGGCGGTATTGCGAAATATCCTTTGCCATACCGTTTGTTAGAAGAGAGGAGATCTCCTCCTCTCTTCCTTCGTACACCTTATATAGGTGCCTACACAAATCAACAACATCCATGTTACTTGGATTTTTTGACCATTCCGCCACCACGCATACCGCGAGGTTTCTTTACCATTCCGCCACCACGCATACCTGGCTTCTTTACCATTCCACCGCCACGCATTCCCATTTTCTTGGGAACCATTCCACCGCCACGCATACCTGTCTTTTTGGCGACTGGTGACTTCTTCTTTTTATTCATTCCGTTTTTTCTCATACCTTTTCTCATACCCGGCATTAATCATCCTCCTATAAAGACGTTTTCTTTTACGAAATAGAGGGTTACTTATAAACTCCTTGAGGTTTTTATAGTACCCCTGCATCGACAATTTGTCGGATGCCTCTTGTAGCTTTGACAACCGTTGTACAAAGATCATCGAGTAAGATTGATCAACAACTGTTTCAAAATCTACGTCTTCAGTATCAACCTCATCATAAGGATGATATCCCATGAGCCAAATGTCTTTTCTCCAAAGACTATTGTTATATTGATCTATACAGTCATGAAAGGTCTGTGTGTCCTCACAAAAACAAAGATCTACAATAATCTCGACATCATACGAATCATCAAACTTCTCAAGAATGGTATCAAGAAGATCTAATCTGTATTTCTCTAAATTTTGTACGTGAATTTTTACTCGTCCACTATCCCATGCTTTTTTAGCAAACGGGCACATAGGCAAGTTATTAAGGTTCTCCTCTGGAACCTCTAAGGCCGTCCTTGACCAAAGACGTATCTCTTTCTTTACACCCTCTGATAGAGAATCAAAGAATGTCGTGTTGAGCATAGTCATTGTCCTTGATCGGACCACCAACAACCCAAGCAGTGCAGACCCTTGAAGATGCACATTTAAATTTAAGAAACTGACAATATCCTATGTCACCAGCATCGATGCTATCGTAAGGATCTTGACCTTCATCACCGATCCCTTTCGCAATACAATCCAACATATCAGAAGTGACATTAAAGGCCGCGCAGTTGCCACAACGACTGGTTTGAGCAGCCTCTATGTCTGTGCCAAACACATCCGCAGTTTTTTGCCAAAACTCATCATTCTGTCCTGTATCGTCCAGATTAGGATTTAAAGGACCGTAGTTGTACTTATCTATTGCCTCCTGACGGTTCTTAACATTCAACTCGATGTCTTGAGTAGCGGGAGGGCATTTCTTGTCTCCCCCCGCCGGAACCATCTTCTCAACGGGAGTGCCGCCGAGAACAATATTTATTGTTAGATCATTCATTAATATACACCAGAGAACTTTTTGCCTTTGATAGCGGCTCTTGTTCCACGTGAAACATTTTCACTAGGCGCATGAACCTCGCCACCATGCATAAATTCGGCGGCTAATTTAGGATCAATCTTTTTTTGAACTTCTTCCGGCAACATATTAAAACCCTTCTTTTCTGGAGGGATCATTTTTCCTGGCATTATTTTCTCCTTGACTTACGTTTAGCACCTTTAATTATACCCTTGTTAACAGAGGCATAAAAAACTTTCTCACCCTTCTTAGGTCCATATGTCTTCTTCATGGACCGCTTAATCTTAGAACCTTTCTTTGTTAATGGCATCTTATTTCGATATCTTCTTATACTTTTCGAAGGATCTAAGCCCTCCCAATCCGAGCATGCCGAGTAATACAGGCATCATCTCCGACAGATTAAGTGTCGGCAAACTTACAAGATTTCCCGTCTGTGCCAAAACAAAAATAGTAATAGG